TATGTTAATATTTGGACTATATGTTCGTATATACGCACTGCGTAATTGCGTATATAGGCATTCTGAATGGGCTATAAACGGGCTTCTATATCCAGAGAGATGGCGTATGTGTAAAAAAAATTTTTTCTGGAAAAAAATATCTTCAGGAATATATTATTGCTAATATTAGCAGTTGACAGCTATTAGATTATGTGCTATCATGTCTACATGAGGCAGGAATCTTGGCTGTGCGAAATCTGCGAATGGATAATATACGGAGTACGATGTTCGCATTATTATGCGCAGATATTGCCGGGACGCATATAATCAGTATGACAACGCCGTTGAGATGGCTAATATTAGCAAGATTATTTATGAAAGCGGATACACCATGTTTTTGCGGTAAGAAATATGAGAGTAATCGCTAATAAACCGTGCGTAGTGTGCGGTAGAATATGAACAGTACACAAATAACGGCATGGAACGAGACGAAATTAGAAAGGTTGTTTATGGACAAGAATAGATGCTGCTTCTGCAATAAGAAACTTGATGTTGCGTATCCGATCTATTTTTTCAGTCCTGCCACTAGGCTGTATTCAGCGATCTGTCTGTGCAAAGAATGTGATGAAGAATACTGGTACGGTAAAATGTTTGATATGAGAATTAGACTTCGTAAACTTGTTTACGGTGAAGTATGAAGTGCGCGTTCTGCTTTGAAAATATTAAAGGTTCTTACTATACAGTGTTTGGAGATCCGGTGTGCGTTTCGTGCTTCCGTACGTTGATGCAGCAGTTTCCTGTGTATTACGCTGACGCAGATGTTTACGATGATTTGTATAGGATAATATTCGGTGATTGACGCTAGAAGCCTTCATCAGATGGCCTACCACAGCTACCTATGCACTACGTGCGGTCAGCGCGTGGACACCAACGGCTACTGCAAGACATGCGGCGGTACGTGGTGGTTTATGTCACAAAAGACGCGCTGCGCCCTGTGCAGAAAGCATAAAACACACACTCACTTCATAGTGCGCGACTTCAATGAGAACAGGTGGGTGTGCAAGATGTGCATGAATAAATGGTTCGCTATGGCGACACACCTGTTTGACAAGTGAACGCATTTATGCTAATATAAGAGTATGACGCAGATCCAGAGCTACAGTAACAAGAAGTGCTGGCTGTGCGAAAGGTGGATTGCCATAGATCCGCACCCACAATGGGATATGGATCACAGAATTTTCATACAGCCAAGGCGTATTTGCGGATATTGTTTTACTAAACAAATTAACAGAACATACGACAAGGTGTTTCATGCATACGCGCAATTTATAGAAGGCATTCTAGGGTTTGACAATGTTTAAAGAATCCGTCAGAGCATGCACGTTGTGCGGCTTTAAACCGCCTAGACACAAGCTTATGTTTTTTTTTTGGAAGCTGAAAAGGTGTACGTGTGTTTGGAGTGCCATCGGTATTTTTGCGATGGTATAGAAAAAAGAAAGGATTTTGTAGAGCATTATGGGCATCCGTTGGAACACGACGAGCTTTCAGCAATTTTATTTGGAGAAACAAAATAAGTAAATATTAGCATTTGACATAATAATTATGATGTGGTATAATATATCTATGAAGCGCACTAAATTACATCTGGAGCAGCCCAACATGAAAGCAAACATGGCTGGAACGGTAAGCACGCTGGAAATTCCTCTTAAAGACATGCAAACATTTACGTTCAACAAAGTGAAATATTACTACACGCAGCAGACGATGCACACACCGTATCAGATTGCTCGATGCGAAATTGCAGGAAATCCTGCTAAGTTTGTCATGTATTTGATTCACACGTTTGTCCAATCATTCCAGATCATAAACTTTGTGTGTTTTTACGATATGGGTGCTATAGATCCGGTATGGAGTTATGTCGGTTCCTATCCGTGTGGGAACAAAGTGCTTCATGTGTTCAAGACGTTTGGACTGGAACCGCCTACGCTGACAAATAAAAAACAGTAGGTGATGGTTGCATGGTTGCAATGTGTCCATTATGTGACAAACCGCTATCTGTTCCGTGTAAAATACGAATTGGCGGAGTGTCTTATTTTGTGTGCAATAACTGTTTCTTTAAGATGAACGTAACTGGTATTTACGTGATTTTACAAAAGCTAATATTCGGTGAATGTTGGTAACTAGGTCTAGCATGAAAACTAAAGAATTTGTTAGGTCCGCAATAGCAGATTATGACGGAGAGCTATTTATGAGTAGGACTAGATTTAATGTTTGGGTTCAGCTAGGAGAAATACTATATGGAAAAGAGCAGCAAAATTACTGAAAGTAGCTTAGATTTGTATAAGTGCTATATCTGCGGGTTGCCAATCATCGCGGAGAAGGCGCATAAAACAAAGCACGACTATGGCGAAGTGCTGTGTTACGGCTGCAAGAATAGGATAGAAGCTGTAGACAAAAATCATGTGCGTGACTATTTGAGTAGCCTAATTGGATTACGTCAATAATTATGGTTAATATTGGCATGAAAACAAACGTTTCATACATTGTTGCAGTGATAGCATTTTTTGTCGGCACGTACTTAATATTTATGCTGACCGATCCAATTATAAACGGATTGCACGATTATGGTGTATTAGCAGAACAATCTGTTGAAATACACGCACGATTAGACATATTCGATAAGAAAAACGCATCAATAGATGCAAATACTAGGCTATTTATAGAAAAATACAACGCAAAAATACTAAAATTCAGGGCTATGCAGGAAAAAACACCGTCTTTTTGGCAAAAAGATTGGTATTCGTTGCCTGTTTTTGTGCTAAATTCGCAAAAAACTAGGGTTGTTTGGGTCGATTATAAAGGTAAAATCGGTAGTAAATTTAGTAGCCTTTAGCGCAATTGAGCCGTGTGACTACCGAGCGGATCTTTTTATCTTTGGGAGTAAAACTATGGGACAACTTGTACCAAAGATGCCTGTATTTAAATCTATGTCTGGCTATGAGTGCGTAGAAACGTCTGGTTCATCTGGATACAAGGTTTTGGACGCAGAAACGCTACCGCCAAAATGCTCGTACTGCGGGTGCTGGTTCAAAGACATCTACAGAACGTGCGAACATTGCGGCGCACAATGGGAACCCCGAACTCGGTGACGAGCAGTATGACAAAACATGGGAGGTATATCCGGTAATTATTCGCCCAATTCATGAAGAGCCGTGTCCGTGGGAGCTATCGCAGTTCGGTGATTCGCAACCGTACAAGAACGAAAAGGACTGGATCAGTTTCATATCGCAATACGGCTGGCGGTGGTGCCCAATGTGCGGGCGCAGCTTAAAGGAGGAGTGACATGAAACGAGTGTGCAAAGACTGCCTGCATTTTGACTTCGACGAAGGCCGTGCGTTGTGCCTGTTTCACAACTGCACCAATCAATGTATCGGCTGCGACGACTTCTGGCCGAAAGATGGTAACCCCAGATGCGACGAGTGCCGGTTTGCAACCAAGTCTGGAGTGGCCTGGGATGAATACGTCTGCCACCACACCGCGCAACCGCTCGACCAGGACGGATGTACATTTCGACCGCGAAACGACTGGTACTGCGACAAGTGGAGGGCGCGATGAGCGAAAAGTGGTTGGCACTTAGAGTCAAACGCACCGGCGACTTTTTCTATCTGCACCCCGACGAGGTACTCGCCCATAATTGCTTCGACGAAGAACTGATGAAGGATTACGATGTCGTTCCAGTCCGCGTCATCGAGGACGACGCCAAACCGTGCGAGTGGGAAGGTAAATAATCATGCTAAAGGTAATTATTTACTTTTGGATAATGACAGTTATTGCCTATATCCTGATGTGCTTCTGGAATAGTGATACCAGCAAAAATTAGCGTTTTAAGAGTGACAATGTCATATTAGTTTCTTCTGTTCTGGCTCTAGTAACAACAGACAGCCCAAGTTTGTCACATACGGTCAATAATTCGTGTTCCAGCCACACGAAGCAGTGGGAATTTTCAGGATAGTCGTTCCATCCATAGCATCTGTATCTGGTTTCTTCAGTGGTGTGCTTTTTGCTCCAATCCATAATGTAACTAAATTCGGGTGTTCTGATAGTAATCTTTCCGCCTTTCTTTAGCAAGGCAACCATGTCTTCCAAGAAAACCAAAGCGTGCGGTTTTGGCATGTGCTCCAAAATATCCGATGCAAATATTTCGTCAATCGTGCCGTCCAAATATAGATCCTTGCGCACTCTGCGCACATCGTGTTTGATAAATCGCGCTGTGCTAGGCGGAACCAAATCCCTAACGTCAATGTTATCCCATCCATCTTTAGACGGAAGCCAATGCGTGCCACAACCTAGATTCAGTTTTCTCATGTTAATATCCTTAAACGAGTGTACCTATTTTGTTTTCGATGGGAAGCGGAATGTTATATTGAATTCGTGCTAACAATCGTCTGGCTATGCTAACAATGCAATCATCTGCACACGGCTCTTCTGTAATTAAGTCTGCACCACAAATGCATATACAATCTTCACTAGTATTTACTTGCTTAATATACTCCAATAGCAAATGCTCCATAAATCTTGTATCTTCATACGATAACATTATGTTTAAAAACGGTTCTGGTGCCATTTATTCGCCCTCATGTTCCTGTACTATAAATGCAGAAGTTGGAGATACAACTACTGCAAACATTAGCAGAGAAAATATATAAAACTTGGTTTCTCCGTCCTGTTTGGCGACGCCGATCCACCAATTTCTGTAATCCCAAAAAAACAAGAATCCTAACATACACTACTCCCATTGATAACATCAAGAATTTTTCTAGCCGACCCTTTAGGATAACACGGGGCTTTCGTGTCGGTGCAATATCTCCAAATACACTTTTTTTCACATAACTGGATGGGTGTAGTGTTTGGATAATATTTGCAATATGCTTTTCCATCATTTGTTGAGAACAGTCCGTACGTTCTCGTTCCGAATACGGACGCTGCGTGCAAGGCTGCGGAGTCCACAGACACGACAATTTCTGCTGCTGCCATAATAGCTAAAAACTCGCGCTTAGTTTTTGCGTGTACGGTTTTAATCTTAGACAACTTGCTAGGATCTCCGACATGAAGAACCTGATAGCCCATATCTGTTAGTCCGTTTATTAACATTGGTGCTTCAGCAGTAAAATCTTTGTGAATATTAGCAGATGTTAGCGACACGACGGCTACTGGCTTACTGTTTCTCTTGATGTAGTAACTGTTTGCATGGTTTATTTCTTCAGGCATCAATTTTATGCATGTAGATGGAGACTCGAAATCGTACAGTCCACACCAATTTCCCCACATATCGAGTCGGTTCCGCCATTTATTAACAAGAGGATCGAAGAATAGCTCTTCCCAAATATGACAAGGAACCGTTAAATCAATGATAATATCATAAAGATTTGTTACTTTACTGGCTATTTTACATTCTTTGGTAACAGTGCCGCCAAAATGAACCAAATCAAACGGAATGCACGAAACGAACGGCACATTATTGTAAAACTCCATATACGTTTCCCGGCATCCGTACACGATAGGGCAATCATAGCGTTTATTTATTTCGTTGAGCAGGCAGGATAGGATAATAGCGTCTCCGAACCCGCCATATTGCCTTAATATTAGCACCTTGTCACCAGAAACGTAATGTTCAAAGTTGTTTTTACTGCCGTCATAAAAACGGTAATATTTATTCATTCCGCTTTGTGCGCGGGTTATTTTATTAGCTTTGGCAATTCGCATTGCCAATTCTCGCGTTCGCTTCAGTGAATCTGTTAGCACTAAATCGCTGGACTTGAAATTACGTTTTTGAGCGCGCATGTTAATTTTTCTTTCCGTGCATGTATTCGCGGGTGCTGTTGAACGCGATTTTTTTAGACAGGATTTCCATGAAGTCGGTTGTGAATTTATTGCCGTGAACAAACGAGACGACACGAATTATGACATCTGCAAGCTCTTCCAGAATTCCGTCTTTGCGCGTCATCGGATTTTCGGTTGTGCCTATTGTAGAAAATCCGTTATTCCACTCAGTTAGCTTTCTTTCTAGCTCGATACTGGCACACAATCCTAACAGCTTAGACCTGTATTCAGAAAGCGAGCTATCTACAGGCACGATATTTTCCAGAGCCTCTGAAATTTCTGTGACCATGAGTAAAAGCTGCGCAGGCACGTTAGTCACATCAAAACCCTTTTCCGATGTAATTTTTCCGCATTCCTCGATAAGACCTTGCAGTGCAGCTACGTTAGGGTTCATACAGGTATCCTCCGGTTTATGGCTAACTCAATCATGCTGACAGAATAGCACGGTAAAACCAGCTTGTCAAATTAACTTTTATTTGTCTGACGTAAGTTTGGCATCAATCTTGCTATTTTATAATACTAGTAGATTAATGTAAAGTTCTGATACTTCGTATCAGACTTTACGTAAGAATATAAATAAATATTTCATATTTATTTTATTCTTTGTTTTAAATGTTAATATTTGAAAAATCTATTATAGGTTAATATACGGATAGTGTCATTCCGAAAAAAAATTTTAATTTATCTATTGACAACATATATTTTCTGTATTATCTGTTATAGTGAGGACACAGTATGCAAAGAACACCACGTACCGCATTATCGCCAGTAAAGATCATAGATGCTCGCAGACATCGTGTATACGAATGGATGATAAACGGCTATACTATTGATGGTTCACCAGTTACAGCAAAAGAAATAGCCAACAGAGAAGGCGTTTTACTTTCTGACATTCGCAAAGACATTTCATCCATCCAGCGCATTCTATCCAAGCAAATTTCATCGGCTCCAGCATTTAGGACTCGCGTTCTGTCCACACTAAACGTCATGCTTGAAATGTCCTTGCGCGACAGAGGACATGTAGTTGAGCAACTTGAAGATTTGCGCAGTATGGTTAAACAGGCTAAGTCTGTTGATGATAAACTTTCTGTCATGGATAGGCTGGCTAAATTCATTCGACTGGAGCAAGATTCGACAAAGCAGACAACGGATTTGATGAAAACACTGTTAGGTATTGGTGATATTGATCTCAACCTGAAAGACTCAACGGATGAGGATGACAGTAAACTTACGGTAGATCAGGCGATTGATCTTATTTCACAGCATGACGTTGTGGATATTTTGCCGACAGGTCGTACGTCATAATGCCATACAAAGACCTTGCCAGCAAAGTAACTCTACGTACACAGCGAATTAAAGCTGTTAAGCCTACGCTGACTCAGGAACAATTTGCGGCATTGCGTAATTGCAGGCGTAGTCCTGCTTATTTCTTGACAACATTCGGCAAGATAACACATCCAATTCGCGGAAAGATCCCGTTTACACTGTATGATTTTCAAGGCCGCGTTGTCAGCGATTTTGTTAAAAACCTTTGTAATATTGTTTTAAAATCCCGTCAGATGGGCATTTCTTGGCTAGTTTCCGGTTTTGTGTTGTGGTTGGCTATGTTTTTTGAAGAAAAAAATATACTGATGATCTCAATCAAAAAGCAAGCCGCTAAACGATTGCTGGATAAAGTTAAATACTTGTACGATAATTTGCCAGACTGGATGCGGTTGGCTATTATCGAAGATACGCAAACATGCATAAAATTTTCTAACGGTTCTCGTATTGAGAGTATTCCAACGTCGGAAGATGCGGGTCGTTCGGAAGGCGTATCGTTGGTAGTTATTGACGAAGCGGCATCGGTGCGCTGGATCAAAGAAATCTGGAAAGCTGTTTATCCTACAATTTCAACAGGCGGTATGTGTGTTTTGATTTCGACGCCTAAAGGCATGGGCGAATTTTTTCAGAAAATGTGGACGAAGGCTATTTCCAGAAAGAATAATTTTAATCCTATTTTTGTGCCTTGGTGGGAGCATCCAGAATATTCAATCGGGCTTGAAAAACGATTGATGCACAAGCATGATGGGCGAGTTGTGGAGCAATACTGGTCGCCGTGGTATGAAAAGATGTCGCGTGACCTTGGGCCGCGTGCGACAGCACAGGAGCTTGATTGCGAATTTCTATCATCCGGTGCTAACTTCTTCGATCTGCACACAATTATTCCACGACAGAAATTCGTGTCTAGCAAAGCTGTCTTCAAAACCAGACAAAATGGTGATTTGCGTATTTTTAAGCACGCTGAACCCAACACATTTTACGTGATGGGAATTGATACGGCATCTGGACACGGAGACGATTATAGTTGGGCTATCGTACGGGACTATGTGACTAAAGAGCAAGTTGCCACTATGCGCACCAGCGTTCCGGTAAACGTATTTTCTGAACGTTGCGTTGAATTGGCATGGGAGTATAATGGCGCGTTTGTAGTAGGCGAAGAAAACGGTATTTCAATCGCAACACTGCTTCAAATGCGCGATGTGTATGGTTATCCAGAGGATAATTTTTATCACGACATTATTATCACAGATAAAACAGGTGAGCCAACAGAGCGATTGGGGTGGAATAACAACATGCGCTCGCGTGCGCTGTATTTACGTAAATTGGAGCAACTCGTACGCGAAGAGCCTAAAACTTTCAAAGACTCTCGCGTTTTAGACGAGTATGTGACATTTATTGTTAATAAAAACGGAAAGCCTATTGCTATGGATGATTGCAATGATGACGCGGTGATGGCTGATTTGTGCTGTTTGATCGGATTGCTGCATCACAATCCGTATGGCGCGTTGCCATTTAAAATTGCTTGACGAGGAAACTATGTTCAGTTTTTTCAAAAGAAAGGCCGTTGATGTTGAAGTTGACACTACTGTTTTGGATGCTGTGATTAAGCCTAGATTTGCAGCTATTCCGCGTGGTCAGCTATCGGTTCCCGGTGAAACGTATTTGTCGTCAATGTCCGATAAATTTAAAATTATCAATCCAGAAGTGCCGTTTGATTTTCTTACTTATTTGAATTATTTTGCCGTTGTTAATCCTGACGTTTCACAGGCTGTTCGCAATATTGTTCAACTTGGTAATTCTGGTCATTATGTAGATGTAACTGCGTCTGGCAAACGAAACGTTAAAAATGCGCTGGAAATTCTAAAGGATGCTGCTTCAAGGATTTACACAATTAGTGCCGGGATGGATGGACTGGTTAATACACTTCTTAGACAGCAAGCTATTACAGGTGCGTTAAGTGCCGAAGCTGTTCCAAGCGTTCGTTTAAAAGACGGTATTAAAGAAATCGTGCTGGTTCCCGTGGATATGGTTCGTTGGGTCAGAAAGGGATTGGAGCTATGCCCGTACGAGTATATTAGCGGAGTTTCAGATTCTTACAAATACCGTACCGAGCAGATGGGGTATTTGGAGCTAAATCCTTTAACATATACATATTATGCTGCCGAAATTCCTGAAAAATCTCCTTATGGCATACCGCCACTGGCGGCTGTTCTGTCCGTGATCGGTATTCAGGGAGATATGCTGAAAAATATTGCTGGCGTTGTGAAAAAGGTAGGTCTTGTAGGATTTTTGAGTATTTTACTTAAAGCTCCGCCGCCGCAAAGAGGCGAATCGGCTTCCAGCTATTCCGGTAGGCTGCAAAGTCATCTGGACACTGCCGTATCGAATATTACCAAAAACTTTTCAGAAGGTATTTTTGTTGGCTACAAAGACCAGCATGAATTTGGGCATAAAGATGTTGGTGGAGATTTCAGGGGCGTACCGGAGTTGTTTCAGGTCATTGAAGAGCAAGTTTGTTCCGCTATAAATCAGGACGCATTCATGCTTGGTCGCGTATATTCATCTACGGAGTCTTATGCTGGCGTTGTTTTCGACAAAATGCTTCAAACTGTGAACACATATCGCAGAATAATTAAGCGTTTCATTGAAAAGGTTTATAAACTTGAGCTTCAACTACACGGTGTTATGGTAGATGATGTAACGGTAACATTTAAACCGCAACGTCCGTTGAACGAACTACATTCTGAACAGGCGCGTGAAAAGAAAATCACTAATGCGTTTGCTGAGTGTAAAGCGGGTGTTATTAGCTGGCAGGAGTGTGCGCGAAAACTAGGTTATGATCTACCGTACACAGACGAGCCGAATTGGGAATCGGAACCTGAAGAAAAGCCAGCCGAGCCTGAAACGGAAGATGTTGACAAACAGAAAGACGACGAAGACGAAGTAGAAAAAGACGAATCCAATACTATTAGCATGGATAGACTTCGCACCTTATCCAAGGGAAGTGTGGTTGGTACGCTGGACAGCAATTATGATTATATGGAGTTTTACGAGAGGACACAATGATCCGCAAGGTAAAAGGCGGTTACGTTATTTATTCAGGTAAAAAATATGGCGGAAAGCGTAAACGCCTTAGTCGCAAATATAAAACTAGGACTGCGGCGGTAAAAAGATTGCGTCAAATTGAGTTTTTTAAACACAAAGGCAAAAAATAGTTATGAAAAACGAAAAAAATGTTTATACTATGACT